TCTATTCCAGATAAAATTGCTACTTTATTTCCACAAGACACATTGAGTCAAGCGATTGCAAAAAGGAGTCAAGGATAATGCCTAAAACAGTTCAAAGAAGCGCTATGCAAAAAATAGAAGATCATGAAAAATTGTGTCGAATCATGCAAAAACAAACATTTGCACAAGTTCAAGAACTAAAAGATAGAATAAGCCGATTAGAAAAATACGTTTTAGGCGGTGCTTTTGCAATAATTTTAGCTGTACTTTTATCTCCAATAAGATAGAAATGCAGTGTGATTGTTCAAAAATATAATTACAAAACATTAGACAAACAAACGGCAACTTCAGGCGTAAGACATTATGCGGATGGAGGAGTTCGGATGCCTTCTGTAACAACTATCCTTTCTTCTACTAAAAATACATCAGGGTTAGATAAATGGATCGCAAAAGTAGGAAAAGAAAAAGCAGAACAGATTAGAGACGAAGCATCCAAAATAGGGACCGCTATGCATGCTACGATAGAAGATTATATTATCGGAAAGACTTATCAACCTAAAGATAAAGATGAAGAACATGCTTTTAAAATGGCTAATGTAATTATAGACCAGGGTTTTGATAATATTAATGAAATATGGGGTTCGGAAGTTCATTTACATTATACAGATCAATACGCAGGAACCACCGATCTTGTGGGTTTATATAAAGGTAAACCTGCTATCATGGATTTTAAACAAACGAATAAACCTAAACATAGAAAATGGATTGAAGATTATTTTATTCAACTTGCAGCTTATGCCGAAGCACATAAAAGACATCACGGTGAAATATTAACTGGCGCTGTTTTAATGTGTACAAGAGATTTAGAGTTTCAATTATTTGAAATTAACGAAGACCAAATGTTAAATTATGTAAATAAATGGTGGGATCGGTATGATAGATACAAAGCTAAATCCAAGTCCGAGCAACCTCGCCAAGTGTCTGAGCCGATAAACGAAACTTCGTCTTCAACGCTTTAACAATTCTTTCATCCACCGTATCTTTAGTAATAATATCTATATAAGTAACTTTTTTGGTTTGACCAATACGATAAGCTCTTTCTTCTGATTGCACTCGGTGTTCTGCATTATAAGAATTAGAAAAATAAATAACCGTAGAGGCTTGTGTTAAAGTAATTCCATAACCTCCGGTAGAAGGGTTGGCTACAAAAAATCTACACGTATCGTCTTTCTGAAATCTTTTAATAGCATCCTGTCTTTCATCTGTAGTTTTTGCTCCATAAAAAGATACGACGCTATCCTCCCCATAAGTTTGTTTCAGTTCATTTTCTATTTGAGTGATGTTTTGAATCCAGTTACCCCAGATAATAACTTTACCATCTATGTCCTCTAACACTTCCATCATGATATTTAATTTATTATTTTTAAGTTCAACTAAACCGCTTTCACCTTTAAAAAATCCTGAAGTGATTTGATGCAGCCTGAGTATTTCTGTCAATACATTATTAACTGTCATTTCGTTTTCAAATAAATTAGCACGAGCTTCTTCGGAAATTTGATTGTAAAGTTTCTTTTGCTCATCAGTCAACTCCGTATACACTACATTATAAGTCTTACCGGGTAGATCTAAACATTCATCTTTACGTATTCTAAAAGAAAATGTTTTTAATTTATTTTCAATCTCATGTAAGTTTTTAAAACCTACAACCGTAGAGACTTCACGATCCCCTAAATACACTGTATCAAAATGACAATGTCTGTTCTTAAAAGTATATAACGAATCAAAACCTAAATGATGATTACCTAAAAAACTACATTGAGCAAATAAATCCAATGGGTTTTTAGTGACTGGTGAACCTGTTAAAATTCTTCTATAATGTGCAATCTTTTTTAATTTTAAAATATTCTTAGTTCTTTTTGCTTTGGTATTTTTGATCGTAGTAGACTCATCAATACCCACTAAATTTTTGTATTGTTTACAAAATTTTTCTCCATAGTTTAGTCCTTTGACAGAGGAGAAAGCTTCTACATTCATAATTAATATTTTAAGTTTATGATTCGGTTCTAAAAAATCTTCTTTTACTTTTTCTTTCAAGGTAGGTTTCCACAATAATATTTCATGTGGTACATTTAAATGCATTGGGATCTCATCGTCCGACCATATTCTTACAATAGACTTAGGTGCTATAATGAGAGCTGCTTCAATTCTTTGTTGTTTAAATAAAACTCCAATATTATCAATCAATACTTTAGTTTTTCCTGTACCCATTTCCATGAAATAAGCATAGGAAAACTGCTTCCAACCAGCTTGTAAAGCGTCCCGTTGGTGTTGATACGGTTCTGTTTTAAAAATATACTTGCTTTCCACACCCACCTAATATAATGCTTGACTTAATTTTGCAATAAAATAAATAGTCTAATTGGAGGTTAGAATGGTAAATCAACTAGAAAACATGGATGCTCAAACATCCAGTAAGCTTTCTCAAGAGTGCACTAAACTGAGAGAAGTAAATGCCGAAATCGAAAAGATGGAGGAAATACTATCTGAGAAAAAAGCGCAAAGGATGAAGCTTACAGACGAAATCATACCTTCCTTGATGGAAGAAATTCATGAAAGGAAAAAGGAATTTAATGACGGAACCGTCATTGAAATTAAGCCTTTTTACGGCATTAAAATTGATGCTGCAAAAAAGCCCGATGCCTTTACATGGTTACGATCCAACAATCACGGTGATTTGATTAAGAATCAAATTAATGTGAGTTTAGGTATGGCAGAAGATACAATGGCTAAAGAGGTTCTTAGCTATTTAAAATCTAAAAACTTGGCAGATGTAGAACACAAAACAGATGTGCACTCTTCTACTTTAAAAGCTTGGTTCAAAGAACAAGTGGAAAAGGGAAGATCTGTACCTGGTGATTTGTTTAATACATATGTCACAAACAGAGCCTCAATCAAAACGAAGGAGTAAATATGCAAAACGTAAACGCTAACACAAAAAAACAGAGCACACAAATAGTAGAGAAAAAGTCTTTTGACATTGCATCCCTTGCAATTCAGGAGCAAGATTTAGGTCATGATAATATCACGACAAAGGATATTACGCTACCTAGATTAAAACTATTAGGATCTACATCACCTGAATGTAATCCTGGTGGACCGTCATACATTGAAAACGCAAGACCCTTGATGTTTTTCAATAGTGTAACGAAAAAACTTTATGATGGTAAGGAAGGAATTTTTGTCGTTCCTTGTTATTATAAACTTGTTTATAAAGAGTGGAATCCTAATCAACAAGGCGCTCCTATAAATGAGTATCCAGGTAACTCCGATATCTTACAGCAGACTACAAGAAAAGGTGCTAAAGATTATTTGGAAAACGGAAATTATATTGAGGCGAACGGAGAACACTATGTTTTAATCTTGGACAAGGATCAAAACTATGTTGAAAAAGCTGTAGTGTACATGAAGTCGACTCAGTTCAAAAAATCAAAACAATGGAACGCAATGATCATGAATCAGAAACGTAAGGTGAATGATACTGTGGTAGACTTACCAAGATGGTCTCAAGTATATAAATTGAGATCTGTGTTGGAGTCTGGCAAGAGTGATCGTTCTTGGTCTGGATATATGATAGATCATGTAGGAGACGTAAGCCAAGACGTTTATCAGATTGGTAAATCGTTCCATAACGACGTTAAGAAAGGCGACATGCAAGTTGCACCAGATGAATCAGAAGGTTCTATGGAAACAGCTGTGCAGCAACCTGTAAAGGATGAACAAGCACCTTTCTAATGGTCGAACAGTTCAAAGAGTTATTTGCGGGTCTAGATATCGCTTATGGCGAATACTTTCTTGCGGGTGCTCGAGATCTAAAAACAGGTAAAGAAAAGGGGCAGGCTACAACTAAGCGTGCCCCTGTTACCTCCGAATTATTTCAAAGACATTTAAATGGAGAAATTAATTTAGGAATCATTCCTATTCGTCAAGACAACACCTGTTCCTGGGGATGTATTGATGTAGACAAATATAATATTGATCACAAAGTTTTAATTTCAGTCGTTCGTAATCGTAAGTATCCGTTGGTTCCTTACCGATCTAAATCGGGAGGTGTACATTTATTTTTACATATCCGAGGCACGGTATCGGCATCCGACATGATTGATAAATTAACCATGCTTGCTTCAGACTTAGGTTTATCTAGCTGTGAGATCTTTCCTAAGCAAAGAGAAATTATGGTGCATAAAAATGATTTAGGAAATTGGTTAAACATTCCTTATCAACAAGCAGCTAGGACTACAAGATATGCCATGTACGATAATGGTCAAGGAGTGCCTATTACCGATTTAATTCAGTTCGTAGAAAAATATAAAGTCACACCAGAAGAGTTTAACAGCATTACGGTTGGAGGAGCCGAGGAACAAATGGAAGATGAGTTCAGTCAGTTTCCACCTTGTTTGCAAGCTTTGATTAGAAACGGATGCACCGATGGTTACCGAAACAATGCATTAACTGCCTTTGCAACATTAGCTAAGAAAAGAAATCCAGACGGTTGGCAAAAAGAAGTTTGGGATCGTAATGATTCGTTTAATGAACCTTTACCGAGACAAGAAGTACAAAATTTAATTAAACAATACGAGAAAAAAGAATACGCATATAAATGTAATGACATGCCTATGAAAGGTCATTGTAATGCATCGTTATGTAAAGAATTAAAATATGGAATAGATTCTGGTTCGTATATCCCTTCTATTGATTCGTTTCAAAGATTAAAAACAAATCCACCTATTTATTTTTTAACCATTGGAAAGCGCACGGTAGAACTAAACGGTAAACAATTAAATCAACAGCAGCTTCTATCGGAACAGTTATTTGATCAAGCGGACATTGTTTGGATGAAATTAAAAGACAAAGAGTATAGAAAATTTTTAACGCAATTAAAACAAATGCAACAAGACATTGAAGGCTATGATGAGCAAAAAGAATCTGCAGAAGAATTTAAAGACACGCTTATTCAGTTCACACAAGAAACACAACAAGCAGATAATCCAACGCAGGTAGAAGCGGATATGTGGTATCTACATAAAAACTCTATTGTATTTAAATATAAAACCTTTGAACGATTTGTGAAAAAAAATAATAAATCGATTAAAAAATTTGAGATTATTAATTTCTTGAAAAAGAATGGATGTACCAAAAGAGAATATTTTGACAAACTTAAATTAAAAAATATTTGGTATGTAGAAAAAGTAGAACAGCCAATTATAGAAAGGTCTAATGTATTATTCAAAAGAGAACGAGCTCCTTTTGAAGAACAAGACAGTTAAGATATTTGGTCCACCGGGAACAGGTAAAACGACTCTTCTTCTTAATCGTCTTGATAAACTATTTTCAAGAGGAATCTTACCCTCGCAAATTGCTTATCTATCGTTTACGAACAAAGCAGTAGATGAAGCGAGAGACAGAGCCAGGAAAAGATTTCCTGATTTAAGTGATGATGATATTAGAAATTTTAGAACGATCCATAGTTTTTGTAGACAGGCTTTTAAGAAAAAACCTGTGATTGATCCAGAAGTAGACATGGTAGAATTTGCTCAAGCTCTCAATCTACCAAAGCTAGGCTATGAAAAACACAATGGTGTTTCGGTGTGGAATGATTGGTCACTTCGTATTTACGATAAAGCAAGAAATAGAATGATAGATCCAATGCAGCAATACCAAGAAGAAAAAGTAAAACGAGTGGTGTGGCCTAAGTTTAAACTGATTATTGAATCGTATGAGGAATATAAAAAAGACCACCGAGTAGACTTTACCGATATGTTAATTGAGTATTTAGAAAAAGGCGGAGATGTTTTTCTTAAAGTATTAATTGTAGATGAAGCGCAAGATCTTACACCTTTACAGTGGAGATTGGTAGAGAAGTTAGCTATTCATTCAGATAAAGTATATTTAGCAGGCGATGATGATCAAGCTATTTATGAATGGAATGGAGCGGATGTTGAGTTTTATACAAGGTTTCCAGGTCGTAATAAGGTGCTTTCTAAGTCTTACCGGTTACCTTTAATGATTCATGATTACTCTCAATACCTTGCCTCTCACATAAAAAACAGAGTACCTAAAGATTTTAAACCACAAAAAATGACGGGTGCTATTCATACGTATAATCGTTTAGTGGATATTCCTTTTCGAAAATTAGGAACCTGGTTGATCTTGACGAGAACCAACGAAATAAAAAATGAAATGAAAAGTCATGCAAAGGAAATGGGTTTATATTTCCAGGACACCAAAGGATCTAAATCTTTTGATATCAACAAATATAAAGCGATTAAATTGTGGAGTAAATTAATGAATGGCGAGAGTATTATTAAAGAAGATATCGGCATCTTATACACGTATATCAATGATATTGCTTACGGATGGAGGAGCATGGAGTCCAAAAAATGGTTAGCGATACCACATGACCAGTCCTTAACGTATGATTTTTTACACGAATCAGCAGGACTAGAAGTACCGAAAGACCACTGGACAGTTACTTTTGATAGAAATTTTCCTGATAAAGACAAATTATATTTTGAAAATATTTTAGAAAATGGTAAGGATATATTAAATGAATCAAATATTATTATTGATACTATTCATTCTATCAAAGGTGGAGAAGCAGACCATGTTGTCTTGTATGAAAAGAGTTGTTGGCCTGCTGATCTTAAATCAAAAATTGGGTTGGAACGATCTTCTGAATTTAGAGTATGGTATGTCGGAGCAACTCGAGCGAAACAAGAACTACATCTTTTAAGATCTAATCATGAATACACATTTCCTTTGTGTAGAATGCTTAGTGAACTAAACAACATGAGGTATGAAAATGACAGATAAAGACATGTTTAATAAAACTTTTCCTAATATGTATCAGGTAGATGGGGATCATTATGTACAATTAAAAATACAACCTTTTACCTACTCTCGTATTAATAATTTTAATGTTACGCAGTCTAATATTATTAAATACGCTAGCCGTTTGTATAATCACCCAGATGGTCCTGTAAGTATGTTAGAGAAAATTAAACACTATTGTGATTTAGAAATACAACATTTAAGAGAAAGTAAACATGACACATCAGATTAATTTTTTATTTAAAGAGTCCGATTGGAAAACTCCTACTCATTTTCCTAACTTAAGAGAAGCTAAGGAGATTGCCATTGACTTGGAAACAAAAGATCCTAACATCAAAGATAAAGGACCTGGTTGGCCTACCATGGATGGAAACATCATAGGGGTGTCGGTAGCTGCGGATGGTTTTAATGGATACTACCCGGTTGCTCATGAGTCTGGTTCGAACATGGATTATAAAATGGTAATGGATTGGGTGCAAGAGATTTGTAATAGTCCTGGAGATAAAATCTTTCACAATGCACATTATGACGTAGGTTGGTTAAGGGCGCACGGAGTACGGATCCAACAAGGTAGAATCATTGATACCATGATTGCCTCCGCGTTAGTAGACGAAAATAGATTTTCTTATTCTTTGAATGCTTTATCGTATGACTGGTTAGGAGAAACAAAGTCAGAACAGGAATTAAAAAACTCAGCTGCAGAATGGGGAGTAGATGCTAAAGGAGAAATGTACAAGCTACCCGCACAATATGTTGGTTTTTATGCAGAACAAGATTCAGCCTTAACTTTAAAACTGTGGCAGTATTTAAAAATTAAAATAGAAAAAGAATCGTTAAAAGATATTTTTGAATTAGAGTGTGATGTCTTTCATGTCATACACGAAATGATGGCACATGGAATTAAAGTAGATCTAGAACAAGCTCAACAATTAAAAACAGAATTTGTAGAAAAAGAAAAACAATTATTACATGCTATTAAAAAAGAAGTTAATGTAGATGTAGATATATTTGCTGCGAGATCGATTGCGAAAGCTTTTGATAAATTACATATTAAATATCCCTTAACAGAAAAGTCAAAAGAGCCTAGTTTTACGGCTAATTGGTTGTTAAATTGTGACCATAAAATAGCAAAGTTAATTAGAGAAGCGAGAGAAACACATAAGTTTCATGCTACTTTTATTGATTCTATCTTTAAATTTACACATAATGGTCGTATTCATGCTTCAATTAACCAGTTGCGGGGAGAGGGTGGAGGAACCGTATCTGGTAGATTAAGTTATAACAATCCTAACCTGCAGCAAGTACCAGCTAGGAACGTAGAGTTCGGTCCTAAAATAAGATCGCTATTTAAACCAGACAGCGGAATGCAATGGGGTAGTTTTGATTATTCCCAACAAGAGCCTAGGATTGTAGTCCATTATGCTGTTTCTATTGGTTATGAAGGTGCTGGAGAATTATTAAAAGCGTATCAAAAACAAGATGCAGACTTTCATCAAACAGTAGCAGAGATGGCCGACATACCTCGTACTCAAGCGAAAACAATTAATCTTGGATTATTTTATGGAATGGGTGTAAAAAAATTAGCAAGAGAACTAGGGATCTCACAAGAAGATGCGGATCAAATTTTAAACAAATATAATACCAGAGTGCCTTTTGTAAAACAACTAGCAAGAAGATGTATGGATTCTGCGGAAAAATATGGTTCTGTTAGAACTTTAAAAGGTAGAAGATGTAGATTTGATCTTTGGGAACCGCAAGCTTGGGGATTACATAAAGCAGTACCTTATGATCAAGCTATTGCAAAGTATGGTAAAAATGCAATTAAAAGATCTGGTACGTTTAAATCATTAAACCGATTAATTCAAGGATCCGCTGCCGATCAAGTTAAAGTAGCAATGGTGCAGTGTTTTAAAAATGGATTTTTACCCCTACTTCAAATTCATGACGAACTATGTTTTAATGTAAGACCGGGAGATAAAGACATAAAAGATATAAAACATATTATGGAACATTGTATCGAAGAATTAAAAGTGCCATCAAAGGTAGATGTAGAGACAGGAGCGAGTTGGGGTGAGTGTAAAAAATTATAAAGAAGATTCTAAAGTTAATTTAGGTCAATGTCCTCATTGTAGTGTAGTCGTTAATTTAGAACGAACGGAAGAAAAACAAATTTTTATTTGTCCTATATGTTTAAAAAAATGCAAACAACATATTAATGGTAAGATATTATACAATACGATCAATTTTAGTTTAGACGAAAGCGAAGAATATCCTTAAGAGAAAACGCAACTTCAGCGATAAATCTCTGACTTAACTAGCCAGCGATGCTAAAAGCATCCATATTTGTTTTGTGTGCAATAAACTCATCGTTAGAGATCATTTGTCTTTTTAACGCTTTGATCTCTTGATCAATCTCATTACACTCAAGTGTCACTTTACCTTCTTCAAGAAATGACTTTGCCCACTTCTGCTCTAAAGCCATTTTCCTTTGTAGAAGTGACTGGGATTGTAATATCACGGTCAATCTCCTCAAATGTTGTATGAATCAGCTTAGGAGACCTGAAGTTCTTTTTATCTATCAAAAAATCACCCTGTTCCAGAGCCAAAACATACTGTTTTTTTGCATCTTCATCGTCTTTGGCTTCCACCCTAGCCTCTATCTCAAAACCAGCATAGAAGGACTTAAAAAGATACAACTTCATATGATTAATTTAATCTCCGTGGGAGTATTTGTCAAGACCCTTGTTTTTTGGTAGTTTCTATGCACCAAAGCTCGCCTTGTGTTATAATAATACCCTTATTTTCAAGCTGTGTGCGTATTTTAATACCTAGTTTTTTACCTGCATTATCACACTCATCTAATGTTTTATAACGATGACCTGGTTCTTCCCAAATATTAAAACAATTTTCTTGAAAAATTTTAACATCAGGATCGAATACACATATCATTCCAAATAAAGCAAAAGTTTTGAACATAGTTCAACCTACTATTAAAATTTCTTCTTGACAATGATATATCAAACACTATTATCGTGGGATATGAAAAAAATGGTAGATCAAACATTGCAAGTTTCTAGCGATGGTAGGACAAGTGATTCGTATAAAGACGCTAAGTCTTTAGATGAATTTCACATAGAAACAATGACGATTCAATTGGATAAAAGGGAGAAAACATTAAAACTGTTTACTAACTCGATTGAAAAACAAAAACTTTACTCTGAAAGTTTTATAGATCTTCACGATAAATTTTTAGAGGTAGGAAATCTTATACAGGAGGTGTTTACAAAATGGCAAAGATTAAAGAACTAGTTTCTTGGAAAGATAAAAGGATCCATGCGATCAACCGACTTTCTAAGATCAAGGGCTGGGGAGCCTCTCCTAACAACCCCTACTTCGAACAAGTGTATCGAATCTATGCATCCAAAGCAACTAACCTACAGGAGTTTAAACATGAAGAAAAAAAACTTAACCGTTAGTGGTTATTATTTTGATGGTAAAGACAGTTACACGATTTACGAAGACGACCGTGGTAATTCTACGATGGAAAAGCAAGCAGCTAAAGTGCAACAGGGATACCGGGATAATGCAGCATTTAAACTTAAACAAATAAAGGAGAACGAAAATAATGGACATCAATAAATGGAAATCAGTAGCTATACGTCATGATACCTGGAAAGTGATTCGCGCTTTAGGGATTAAAGACGAACGGAAACCAGTAGAAGTAGTAGCTTTACTGGTTCGTAAAGACATTGAACGAAGAGCGGATTTAAAGGGAATGTCTCCTGAAAAATACGTAGAACGACTCTTTTCTCAAGTCGAAAAGCATAGAGCCTTTAGTAATTCTGTAAACGGAAAAGCAAAAAAGTAGTTGCAAAGGATGCCAATTTCAACTAAATATAAACCAAAGCGCATTCGCGCCGTCACACATCAGCCTGTATACTGAGCACATGTATAACGAAATAGAGTTATGGCAATATATGTTTGCTCTAACTGTGTTTTTAATTTGGTTTATATTTAGGAAATGGTAACGATAGATAAAGAATTAGAAGATGCTTTACACATTATTGCATCCAAAACAAATTTTGAAGAATACAACCGAATCAAATCGGTTTTATTTGGTCTATACGCTGGCTGCACTTATGGTTTCCCCGAGTACGGCATGGAATTTTTACATTACCTAGATCGTAAATACCCTGAGGCACGACGAAAACTCGTACAACAGAGAGGTTTACGTGTCATAAAGTAAATTAGAATTACAGGTGGTCGGACTTTCCACATTGAACTACCATTCAACCCCCACACCGGCCACCTCTAATTGGAGCTATGGATTTTGAACTTAGAAACGAATTTGAAGATAGAGAATATTCTCCAGAAATAAGATTGTGGAGAGCCGTGTTACAAAAAGCTTTTGAAGATGTTTTTTACGAAGGCATGGAACGACCTTTAATTATGCATAAAGACAACGCCTTCACCTGGTTTGTCGATGCCAATAATGATTTTGAGATGGTCTGTTACTACGCACAATTTGATCCGTCGTACGTGCAAACTACATTTCATCGCATGATTGATGAAAAGAAAATTTATTTTAGCGAAGGACAAGTCGATTATATTTACTGGCGGAAAAATTATTATGATAAAAGATTCCACTCAACGAAAATATCATAAGCTGCATCGCGATCGTATTAATGCGAGACGCAGAAAGAGGAGGGCGGAGGACCCAGAAAAATACAGACAAATAGAAATCAACCGATTTAAAAAAGAAGATAATTGGATTAAAGATATGTTTATTCGAGCAAGGGTGCGTGCCAAAAAAGATAAAATACCTTTCACCATTACCTTGCCTCAATTGTTTGCTGCTTGGGACAAACATAAAAAGAAATACGGCAAGCGTTGTGCCTATACCTTACAGCCTTTAACTTTCATTCGGCATCGAGGTACGATTACCTGGAGTAATATTTCTTTAGATAAATTAGATCCGAAAAAAGGGTATACGCTTCGTAATATTGTTTTTTGTAATTTTGCTTTTAATATGAAAAAACATAAAATGACATTTAAAGATTGTCAAGCGGTGATAAGAGTGTATAAAGACACTCGATGAATCATTTAGATTTATTTAGTGGGATTGGAGGATTTTCTTTAGGTTTAGAAAAAGCAGGTTTTACAACAAAAGCATTCTGTGAAATGGATCCTTTTTGTAAATTAGTGCTAAATAAACATTGGAAAGATATACCCGTATATGATAACATTAAAACCTTACATGGAACTCAAATCGAAAAAGACATCGGAGCAATTGACATTATCACAGGTGGTTTCCCCTGCCAGCCTTACAGTGTTGCAGGAAAACAAAAAGGAACCAATGACGACCGCTATCTCTGGCCAGAAATGTTTAGAGTCATTAGGGAAGTCCAACCCACTTTCATTATTGCAGAGAATGTCAAAGGTCTTGTTAACATCCAAGACGGCATGGTCTTCGAAACTGTGTGTTCTGACTTGGAAAGTGAAGGCTTCGAAGTCCAAACGTTTATTATTCCAGCTGCAGGCATCGGTGCACCGCATAAAAGAGAACGAGTCTGGATTGTGGGCTACTCCGAACACAATGGATCACTTACCTCCAAGATCAGAAGAGGGAACCCTCAAATTAATGCAAGGACAGAGGAAGGGCAGAACACGACCCTCGAATCTGAGAGAACAAGTGGATCCCAACACCATGCGATTATGGAGAACTCCCGACGCACACTGCGACAGGGGAGCCAGTTCGGAACAGCGAATGAAAATGAAATTAGAAAAGAAAATGCCAATCAGTCTGAACGATCAAGTAAGACACGAGAAGATGTTGTGGCCGACACCTCGAGCGAACAAAGTGATTCCCAGAATTACGAACAAGAACAGAAAGAAGTTAGCGAACCGAAACAAATCAAACTTGGAGGAAGAAGTAGCGGGTTATTGTGGCCAAGCAACTGGGAGTTTGAACCCGATGTGGGTCGAGTGGCTGATGGGATACCCGGCAGAGCACACCGACTTAAAGCATTGGGAAATGCTATCGTCCCGCAAATCGCGGAAGAAATAGGCAAAGCAATTATGGAGGTCTATCATGGTTAACACTTGTTTTGTGCAAACAGGGATTCAGACTAGTTTGCGAGCAGAGTTATTAGTCAAGGCAGCACACTATGATCATTGGATCGATTATTTTAATTTTAAACTCATGCCTGTAGATCTAGCTACTTTTCAAAAGGACTCTTTCTTACGTCAGTTAAATGAATTACACCCGTTTCAAGCAGGCGTGCTATTACTGCCTCCCACTACCTATTATGACTGGCATGTAGATGACGAACGAGGCGTTTGTATCAATGCTTTATTAAATGATTCAGGGAGAAGTTTTTGTTGTTTTTCTCCTGAAAAGATAACTATGAGTGGATCTTTTATAGAATTACCGTATACTATGGGGGAGTATGTTATTTTCAATAATCAGGTAAGGCATACCGTGTTTAACTTTGACAAGGAGCGTTATTTGTTTACGGTAGAGTTTTTTGAAAACAAAGAGTTATTGAATTATGAAAGATTAGTAAAAAGTTTTTTTGAAGAGATAAAATAGATGGCGGATGTACGAAAATTTTTAGAACAATATTATTTTTTAGCTGCAAGGCTAGATGAAGTGAGTGCGTATCCTATTGAAGGAGATGCTCTGTTTAATCCAATGGATCCAAGAAACCAAGCATGGCATGATGCGAACAACAAATTATTACAGTTGATTAATCAATTCAAACCCGATCGTAGTGAACATCAAATGAAGATGTACCGTTCTTTACAAGAATTGAAAAAAAGAATTACAAAATTATTAGCCTCATATAAAAAAGGGAGAAGAAAGTATGTCCACTAACATTAGTCCTGCAGATTTTAAATTATTAGCTGGAGACAACAAAGAAGGTACGAAGTTTCCTGGTGAGCCCGCAATGCGTATTTTGTCCTTAGGAGCAGGAGTACAGAGCTCGACGATGGCGTTAATGGCAGAGGAAGGTGCGTTTGGGGTTACACCCGATGCAGCTATCTTTGCCGATACAGGTTGGGAACCGCCACAAGTCTACGAACATTTAGAATGGTTGAAGACCAAATTATCTTACCCTGTGTATACGATTCAATACGGGAATATTAGAGAGGATATCATGAACGCGATGTCGGAGAGCGGAAACCGTTTTGCGTCCGCACCGTTCTATACCAAAAACCCGGATACTGGTAAAAAAGGTATGCTGCGTAGACAATGTACGAGAGAATATAAAATTACGCCTATCATTAAACAGACGAGAGAGTTGATGGGGGTAGGGTTTAGAAAACGATTTCCTAAAGATAAATGGGTAGAGATGTGGATCGGTATTTCCACCGACGAAATTATGCGTATGAAACCCGCAAGAATATGGTGGCAATGTAATCGTTGGCCGTTGATCGAAAAAAAGATGACGAGAGAGGATTGCTTACAATGGTATGAGGGGCGCGACTTACGGAGACCAGCAAAGTCCGCTTGTATTGGATGTCCTTTTCATGATGACGCATTTTGGGCGGATATGAAAAGAAATAGACCACAAGAATTTAAAGATGCCTGCGAGATCGATGAAGCGATTAGAAAAGGAAATCATAAAGTTAAGGATAATTTATATATCCATCGTTCCTGCCTTCCCTTAAAAGAAGTTGTTTTTAAAGAAAAAGAGAAGGAACCAGATTTATTTAATTTAGAGTGTGAGGGTATGTGCGGCCTTTAATAGAGGCTTCTATTGACGTTGGCAGCGGTCTTTTACTGGCTACTTTAATCCAATTACTGATTTTCCCTTTGTTTGACCTACATCCGACTATATTCGAAAGTTTTCAGATCGCTATTATATTTACCGTGATATCTATTTTCCGATCTTGGTTCTGGAGGGTTATTTTTAAAAAATATTTTTAGCGAATAGGGAGTCATGGAGGTAACCCCCTATTCTACACGCCAAAGGGTTAGCGTGCTTGAGTTGTGTAACATAATTAAATTTTTTTGCAAATTTTAGTTGACATTGGCATAATCCCATGTAAATAGGCTGTATGATTTTATTTTTTTTAATCGGTTTGGGTGCTCTGATGATTCTGCCAGTTGCCATAAAATTGTGGCAAACGATCACTTATTTTCTAGTATACGGTGTATTTTAGGGGGGAGTAGGCTGAATTTCAGCCTACTTTCAGGGTACTAGGCTGAAAGAATTTACCGCATTATATATAGTATAATTAACTATATTCTGGTTTCAGGGTACTTTTAGGGTTTTTATTGGTTAGTATATAAAAAAAGTATAGAATACTCTATAGGAAAGTCTGAATTTGTGATAGGAGTTTGGTATGAAAAAACTTCACTTGGCTAGACAAAAGCTGACCCCAAGACAACAAATGTTTGCTGAAATCTATGTTGCTGGATATCCAGATATTACAAAAACAGAAGCTGCCTTGAAAGCAGGCTTCAGTGAAAAGATTGCTTCTAAGATAGGATCGCAATTAACTAATGCTGATTTGTATCCTAGGGTTGTATCGTACATGGAAACTTTACGGGACCAAAAATCTTCCTCTTACCGGGATTATCTAAGACATTTAAAAAGATTAGATACTTTGGCTCAAAAGGCAGAAGCTAAAGGCCAGTATGCAGCTGCGGTTAACGCAGAATTTAGATTAGGGCAGGCAGCAGGATTTTATATAGACAAAAAAGAAATTAAGGTTCAAGATTTAACGACGATGTCAAAGGACGAATTAATTGAAAAAATAAAAGACCTGCAAAATGAAATACCAAAAGAAAACACGATCGACATCATCGCAGAAGATAGCCAAGATAAATGAAAAAGAATTCTGGGATTTGTTTCACCAGGTTCATAATAAACATTTAACGAGTTCAATTGGAAAGGTTAAAGTGAATGTTAAAAAGAAAAATTAAAGTGGGATATGACGACCTGGAAATTAAAAAAATAGAGTTCCATCCGTCTAAAGACAACGACAGTTTTGGTGAGTTCAAAAGTGCTGCCTCCACGATTGAGATCGCAAAAGGCATGCAACCTAGACAAGAAGCCAACACCTTTTTACATGAAATTTTACACGCTTGTGTTTATCAATCTGGTCTAAATTCCGAGGGTGGAGCGTTGTATAAGAACGAGGACGAAGAAGTAACCGTCAATGCACTAGCCAATTCTTTCAGTCAAGTTGTGCGTGACAATCAGTGGTTTTTACCGTATCTACAAAAGGGACTATCTGGAGCTAAAAATGGCATTGAAGAAAAACGAGTCCAAGCTATGGCAAAGACTAAAAAACAATATAAAAAACGGGCACTTCGTAAGAATTGAGAGCCCTACTATTCAGGGTATTCCTGACATAAATTACTGCATAAACGGTGTTGAAGGTTGGATAGAATTGAAGGTAAATATCGGTAAGATCAGTCCTCTTTCCAAGTGGCAAAAAGCCTGGATTTATACAAGGGTTAAAAATGGTGGCAGAGTTTTTATTATCACTTACACCCCCTCGGAGAGAGTGCTAAAACTTTTCAAACCTCGACCCTCCACCCGTGATCCGCTTTCCGATCCACCGATACACAACTTCCGGGACCCAATTTCCTGGTCACAGGTCGCGGAGATCCTCCAAAAATAATTTAATTTTTTTTTATTTTTTGTATTGACATCATATCCCATGGTGATAAAAGGATAATTGGTAGTTCATTTTTAACAATTAGCTCCTGTTTCAATTAACTACCACGGGTCGACGGTCGACCACTGACCCTGGGAGGCCGTTGACGCTGGAAACTTAAACTATGGAGGATCTATGAGAGAGACACAATATAATTTCTATTACCGGTCACGGGATGGACACATCATGAGACCGGAAAGCTTTTTAAATATTAACAAAGGCCGTACACTATCGGGATCGCAATTACGCCTCCTGGGTATAACTAAAATTAGGAAAAAAGATATATGCTTATATTTGGAAAACCGATCGACAATAGAAAAATAAAAAAATTTATTGCCCAGTCTAAGATAAAAATTTTTATTTTTATTTTTGTTATTTTGTTGTTGACATTCTCATTATGATGGGATAATTGATAAGAAACTAAAAAATGGAGGAACAATGTTACTACAAGTAAACACTAATTGGAAAACTATTAAATCTATGAAATACGGCTTCTTGACCGGGATACTGTACCTGGCTCCGTATAAACTCTCCGGCAAAAATGTCTGCCCAGCAGCTTCGCTAGGCTGCCGGTTGAGCTGCCTCAACACGGCTGGCCGGGGCCAGATGGGCGTGGTCCAGAAGGCCAGGCTTCGAAAAACAAAAATGTTTTTCCAGGACCGTAATAAATTTTTATCCCAGTTAAAAACGGAAATAGAAATTTTAAGTAGAAGGGCAGCTAATAAAAATATGAAGCTTGCGATCCGGTTGAATGGGACCAGTGACCTGCCGTTCGAGAGATATTTAATTGATGGAAAAAACCTAATGGATCATTTTCCTAAAGTTAAATTCTATGATTACACAAAATTAGAAAATAGAATTAATGATCAATTACCCGGTAATTATCATTTAACTTTTTCACGATCCGAAACCAACGAAGCCGTGATTGACCAGGTAATAGAAAAGGCTCCCGTGTCCGTAGTCTTTAAAAATAAATTACCGAGACTATATAATGGTTACAAAGTTATTAATGGCGATTTGCATGACATGCGATTCAAAAATCAGTCCGGAGTTATTATAGGGCTGATTGCCAAAGGCAAAGCAAGAAAAGATACAACGGGCTTTGCGATCTAAACAGAATTCGCTACCTCCATTGCGAATAACTTACCTAGGGTCATGGAGACCCTAGGTAAAGTTAAGTATTTAAAATAATACTGGAATTATGGAATTACCTTTTAAATTGGTATGAATGGAACCTCCGTCATTGCCTTCGTCATCGCTTGTCGGTGTTAACCATACTCCATTATCTAGTTGAATTTGGACGGGTCTTTTATACCAACCTTGTTCCTCAGCATCTTTTTGACTGGTATATTCAACTTTGATTATTTTTCTACCTACAAGAAGCTTACTTACTCTTTTATTCCAAACATCTGTAAGTTCTTGATCCGTCATTTTGTATAGTGGTTTATCTGTCATTTTTTCCTCCATTGTTTTAATTGATTGACTGATTTTTTATAAACCTCATTAGGTTTATCTATATTAAATAAATTAGATAATTCTTTAATTACTTTAGGATCATCTAATTTTTTAAAGTTAATCGCTTTGGTAAAACCAAAGGGATCATTTATTTTTATTTTCATTTTTTCCTCCATTATTTGTTTGACAACATTATTAACATGGGATAATTTATAAGTCAAACTAAAAAATGGAGGTTACAATGGGTAGATACTACAATGGAGACATTGAAGGCAAATTTTGGTTTGCTGTTCAATCTAGTAATGACGCTGACTTTTTTGGTGTCGAGGGTCATAGTGCTTATTTAAATTATTACTTTGATGAGAATAATTTAAAAGATATTGAAAATGGTATCAAGGAATGCAAAAAGTCTTTAGGTAAAACTAAGGAAATCCTTGACCAGTTTTTCAATTCTGTAAATGGCTATAATGATAAAATGATTACTGACTACTTTAAAGAAAAGCATAATATTACTTTAAAGAACCACAGCGACATTAGGAATATGTTAGGTTGGTATGCAAGGTTAGAGTTAGGCGAAAAGATACACAAGTGTGTTAAGGAACAAGGGTTCTGTAGTTTTGAAGCCGAATTATAAAAAAATCAATTGACTAAAGGCGACCCTTACATTAGATTAAGGGTCGCAAACTAAAAAATGGAGGTTACAATGGGATACACTAACTATTGGTATCACAAAAAACCATTTAACGATGTTGAATGGAATAAAATAAGAAAAGAATATGATTATATCGTAGAAAATTTTAACGATGTAATTATTAAGGACGAAAGTAAGGATCGCAACGAAATCCGATTTAATGGAATAGGTGATAATGCACATGAGACTTTTTTAGTAAAAAAGTCTAATGACCGAAAACCATTATACGAGGGCGAGGATACGACTTTTGATTTTTGTAAAACAAATCGCAAACCTTATGACCTTGCTGTGTGGCATATGCTAACTTATATCCATCATATTAATGATGATAAGTTTTCTATCAAAAGAGATTATTAATTTAAATAAAAATAAAAAAAATGGCGGGATAAACCCGCCATTTTTGTTTCCTGGTTTTTCTTTTTTAGTTAGTAATAAATGCTCCATCAAGTATTGCATCTAGACTAATTTTAGATTTTACTTTGACTGAGTGTCCAACATCGAACCACTCGCCATTTCTTTTTACTAGCTTGATTTGATAAGAATAGATTGACCCCATCTCATCAAATAGGCCTAGTTCAGACCCTTTAGCATCTATTAAAATAGTGCTTTTAAGGCCTTTGCCCTGCTTTGGTGACTCCA